TTTCTTTTTATTTCTTCATTAATACGATTTGCTTGCTGTAATTCAAATGAACCTTTTTGTAATCCTTGTTGCCCAGCTTGAATATCTAATTGTGCTTTTTCTTGCAACAAAGGGTTAATTTGTTGGGCTTGTTGATAAGCCTGCGCCCCACGAGCAATATTTAACATATCTCCAAGCGAGGTTTGCGTTTGTGGGGTAATGTTTATAGGTGCAAAATTAAAATCTGGCATTTTTTTATCCTATGTTGCAGAAGTAAATGGAACACCACCAGATTCAGTTCCGGGTCCAATTACTGTATTTGGGTTATATCCTTGTGGAGCTTGTACAGGAGACTTTTGATTTAATAATGACCATAATGTCAAATTATTAGTAGCATTGTTTAATGCTCCTGAATAAGCATTAGCTACACCAATTTGACCTTGACCAAGCGCACTCGCAGCACCCACACCTAATTGACCTTGTGCATTAGTAGCATTTGTTCCAGCTGCATTTACTGCGCTTTGACCCGCTTGTCCTATTCCTGCTATTCCTGCTAAAGTGTTGTAAATGTTCGTTCTTTGTGTTTGAAAATTGTTAAATGCGTTTTGATACGCACCTTGAGCATAATTCTGTGTAAATTGTTGTAAACCTTGTGCGGCATTACCACCACCACCATTTACATTATTTATTGAATTTATAGCACCTTGACCTTGTTGAAGCTGAAAAGCGTAATTCGGTGCAATATTAGAATTAAGGTCTTGATCGCCAAACTGTTTGGTTAAATAGCCTGATCCAGTTCCCGTACCGGTCGGGTTTCCGTTTACGTCATATTTTTGATAAGGACCAGAACCAAGCGCACCTAATTGATTTAATGCGTTATAACCAGCAGCTCTTTGAGGGGCTTGTTCTTGATTAATAGTGTTAAATTGTTGCTGCTGAAGTTGAGCAGCTTGTTCGGCAGCCGCAGCTTGCATATTGGCAGCATTAGTAGCCGCATTTGCGGTTTTATTTGCGCCATAAAGTCCTGCGGCGGCACTAACACCTATTGCCCATCCTATTGGCATAATTAACCCCTTTTAATTAAAACTTCATCCACCTTGGACGCATCTTTTTCGTCTGTGGCATGAATACAAAACCATACAGAATCTTCAAGCGCTTCAACAGAATGATGTAACCCTGATTTTATCTCTATACACGCCGGTGCGCTATATAATTTTTCACCATCATCAGTTTTAACAATCACCACGCCTCTAGCCAAAATACTTAAATGACTGTATTCATGGGAGTGCATACCCGCCATAAAACCCTTAGAAATAGTCATTTGCTTGGCATAAAGACCATCAGAAAAGTGGTGAACAGTTTTTAAATCCGTTTCAAAAGTACCTTCTAACTGTTTAAATACGTCTGCTTGATTCATATTAATTGTTGTAATAAGGAACTTTAAACTGTTGACCTTGAACTGTGACAATCATAAACCCAGCAGGCTTTGCAGGCAACGCTGCCTCACCAGATGTTGCGGTGGAAGCACTATTGAAGTTTAAAAAATTCAGAAAATACTGCATCCAAGGACGACTAAGTCGATTGGTCGCAGGGTCAATTACAGGCGCTTGTGGAATTGCCTGCGTAACCTGATTCGGTGTGTTAGAAATGGTCAATTTTCACCCTCCGAAGCCTTCAAATTAGCAGAAACAATAACCGCATTAACAGGATCAGAAACGACAACTTCAAAAACCCTGTCCCTAGCAGTCCCTAAACGTCTCCAAATCGCCCTGTTTCGGTACTTACCTTGTTGTCCAATAGACACCCAGTATTCCCTAGACCAAGTTGAACCGCCGTCACTTGACCATCTTAGCATTGCCTGTGGATTACTTAAGTTTTGGCTTGGGTAAATTTGGTTTGGAACGCCAATAATATCCACATCTCCTACCGCAACAATGAATTTTTGGGAAACTGAAATAATTAAATTAGTCCCGACAAAAGTACCGTTTTGAGTATTTGGAGAGGTTAATCCTACCCCGGGCTGAAACTGGATTTGAAGTTCATCAAAGAACTGTCTTTGTAGGTCAGTCACCAAATGGGGCGCTCTACGCAGTCTTCTGACGTTTTGACCGTTGTCTGTGTAATTATTAGGGTCTAATTCGTAAATCTGTCCGTTTTCCCAGTCCCCGACTAAAACCATGTTTTGAAACACAGCCGAGCAATTTGCCCTGCAACGGTGGTATTTATTGGTATTGTCGCACCACAACCACTTGTGCCACATATTAGTTGTGATGTCAAAAGCCCAAGTCAAGTCAAGGGTTGGGAAAGAAATCACATAAACTTCGTGACCTTCCAACTGATAAGTAAAGGCTACGGCATCTTCAACGTACTGGTTAGTTAAAGTATTTTCAACGGCATGGTTACTAATCCTTTTAGGAATATAGCCTTCCATCAACATAATCTGGGATTGACCCCGAATATTTCGGCTGAGATAAGCAAAAGAGTTACCAACCCTAGCAACGCTGAACTTTGCTGCAATTCCGTGCTGGGTAGAAGTTCCGGGGATTCTTTGGAAAGGGAAAGGAAAAGTCCCAGAATCCACCCAAACTTCAGAAGATTGCTCACCAAGTAAGTAAACTTCCCTGTGGTCAACAATTAAAGAAACCAAATTATCAGGTGCGCCGTCTTTTGCGCCGTAGGATAAAGGTGGGCTTATTGGGCTAGAAATACTGCTTGCGCCCCATAATTGAGTACCCGGGTCGTTATAGATAAAGTAATTATCGACAATATCAACAACATCCCCACTTTGAAATGGTCCATCCGTAGGTGGGAGAATACTAAAATTAAGAGCATACATTGTCTCGCTTGTTGCTTCAGTTTGGCTGGGGCTGACTGTGTAACTACCTGTTCCCCCCGTACCTGTACCAAACGTTAAAGTTAAAGTAAGCCCTGTTCCAGACCCGTTTGTGGTCGTAGAAACTGGGTTTATTGGGTTAGATGTGTAAGAACCTATGTTATTAACACTTAACCCTGTAACCGCACCACCGCTTGTTAAAGAAGAAATTGGTACGCTAAATCCGCTACCAGTTCCACCAATTGTTGAAGCTGCTGCGCTTAAAACCGTGCTTGTATTGGTAAATCCAACCCCATAAGTAATCAAAGTAACTGATGTAACTGCGCCCCCAGAAACCACAATATTCGCTGTTGGATAGGTTGTAGCAGTTGTTCCGCTGACATAAGTCATTTGGACGTTGTTATACGTTCCATTTGTATAACCAGAACCACCCGTAATTGCGCCTAAAGTCCCTACGCCTACCGTCACAGATGTCACGGTATAACTAGCTGGGGTCACGCCATAAATACCCCCTGCCACAGTTACTATGTCGTTTACCGCATATAAATTACCGGGCGTAAGGATACTTTCGCTTAAAACAATTCCACTTCCCAAAGCGGTAATAACTGTTTTAGATGTTACGTTAGCCCCCTGAATTGTCTGCCCGGGATATAAAATACCCGATGCCACCGCAGTTACATTTAAAGTAGTTCCTGAAATAGTGCCTGTAAACTTAGCTCCAACAGGCGCTGAATTCATTAATTCAGGTGTGCTTACAGTTTGGCTTAGGTTAATAGTGTAAGTGCCCACTCCTCCTGAACCTGAACCCAAGGCAGTAATCACGGTTTCAGCTGCAACCCCAATCCCAAATAAAGATTGACCAGCGGTTATAACGCCGTTGGTGACTGCCGTGACTGTTAGGGTAGTGCCGCTTATAGTCCCAGTAAAAACTGCGCTAGACGGGCTATTAATGCGCCATGTGTACCTGTTTGTGCCGTCAACAATATAAACGTATGTGCCATTATCGGTTATCCCGACCTGACCCGTAGAAGTGCTGAGTTGACCAACAATGGTAGGAACTAGATTTGAGGTCAGGGAATAAACGTAAGGACCGCAGACTACCATTAACTGCTGACCGCCAGACAAAGCTCTCATGCCACGGATGGGCGCTTTGTTTTGCAGGGTAAGGACAGATGTTAAGCCGGGAGTCGGGTACAGAGCAACCACGGCTCTAGTACCGGGTTCTCTTAGCGGATCAATCTCAACTCGCCAATTTATACATTCTTGGTCGTCTTGATAGATTGACGGTGCGCTGTAACTTGGTCCGACAAATCCAAAATCTGCCATTATGTTTCCTTATAGGATTCGCCACGCAGCAAAGTTTTCATGCTTGGCAGGCTAATCCCAAATTGTTTGGCTAGTTCTCTTGTACTCATACCGTTCTTTTTAAGTTCCCTTGCTTGCCTTGCTTGAACCATTGTTAATTTACACCTTGGACCTTTATCTCCTTTGAAATCAGGAGACCTTCCTTTTGCTGCCTTGTCAGCCATGTTTTCCGCATGGGTGCAAACTTTTAAATGCTTTGGGTTGCAACATGATGGATTATCGCAACTGTGCATTAAAAATCCAGTTTCATCTGAACTTTTAGGAGCATTTAAATTAATTACACCCGGATTGACTAAATTAAAAATAACTCGATGGGCATAGTACTGATATTCATTTATCGTAGTTCTGCCATAACCTTGATGATTTTTAACACCTAACCAATTCCAACATTCATCTTCACCTTTTTTATCAACCTTTGACCATAATACATCTGGCGTATTTCTTGGTCTTCCCGGGTCTCTTGGACCTTCACCGTTCTTCTTTCTTTCGTAATAAGCCTTTTGATATTCTCTGTTTTTTCTACGTTTCTCTTGTAAGTCCATGATTAACTCCTTTAAAAGATTTAATCATATACTTTTCTAATTAACCTGTCAACCTAATCAATCAGCGCAAGAAACCACCACTTAGAATCCAACCAGCATCCTTACTGCGACCAACCAAAAGCGCATCAGCATAACTAGACACAATCGCTGGGTTCATGTTTGTGCGTTTCACAGTAGATTTACCTTGCGCTGCAAACCTTGAAATCATCGCTATTTGCGTTGTTGAAGCCTTACCATACATCGGCATTAAACGCTCTGCTAAACACCATCTGAGAGCCATTGTGTAGCCTTGGGGTAGGTTTATTGTTTCGTTAATCGAGGTGAATTGTTGGAATAATTGATCAACAAAAATGTGCATCTCACCCTGACTTGGGTTGGGCCATAAATATATGTTTCCAAGGGTTTCGGTCGGCTCATAATAGACTGCTTTGGGCCAGGGTCCATTTAAAGTCTTAAGACCTATCATCTCATACTGTTCTAGGTTTAAAACCGATACAGGATAGTCTAAACCGCCCCCTGTAATGGCTTGACCGTTGGATGTAGTATTCACCCTTACAAACGCTGATCTAAGCCCCAAGGGTCTTTGGTAGTAACTGTTGATGTTTGTGGATGCAATCGTCTGGCTAAAGTTAATTAGGTAAGTTCCTGCTTCATTTACCTGACCACCAGCTCCTGTGAGCATTTGTTGGATTTTTGTGCCGGGCGTAATTCCTGTGCCTGACAAGGTTTGACCAACCGAAATACCGCCTGACGTTAACTGGGTAACTGTGAGGATATTTCCTGAGATTGAACCTGTAAACACCGCCCCGATTTGACCGCCCGGTCCGATGGTGTACTGGGTTTGGTTTTGAACGACAGGGAAGATAATTTCATTTTTGTAAAAGACCATCATGTCTTCGTTAGACCATTGATCTAACATATCCTGAAGCATATCGTAGGCATCAGTTGCAGCCTCTGGTGTCGGAGTTTCCCCAGCCTCTAAAGCTCCGATGTCCTTTAACGCCCTAGAAATGATGTCAATTGCCTGTGCCATAACTTACCCTAAATTTGGTGTAAAAACTTGAGGTTTCCAAGGAGGGACAATAGATGTCGTCTTTTCTAAAAGCGCCAATTGTTCTTCTAGCCTAGATTTTATTACATTTACCCCGTCACGCATAGAGTCTTGCTCTATCCAGCCTGCAACAGTTTCCTCGGTTACCTGAGCTAAAGGAACAGTCAAAACTGGGTCTTTAAAGTACCAATTTCCCTCGGTTTCAACCGTTTTTGTCCCGTCAGTCAGGCTTAAATGATATTTGGCATGGGTGATTAACTCACCCTCTGCGCTAAGTTCTGATATTTCCCATTTATAGTCCATTAGACACCTTCTAGGAATTTAAGTAAAACCACAATTATTGATATTGTCACCCCGGCAATCATTTGATGTACTGGGGTTAGTGGAAATTCCATTACAAAACCTTGGAGTACGGATAAAACCGCAACTACCAAAGCCCATTGAACAGACTTTGTTTTTAATAGTGTGATTACTTGGTTCATATGCCCACCTTAGCTTGAAGGGCTGTTACTTGTGCGGATAGTTCTTGAACCGATTTAACGAGCATAGGCACAAGTAAGCTGTAATCAACTCCCAACATTCCATCTGGCTCAGGAGGAGTTGATACTACTTCAGGAGCAATCAGTTGAACTTCTTGGGCAATAACCCCATATTTTTGATGTACTTTGTTTTCTATCCAATCAAAACTGCGTATTTTTATTGAATTTAAATCACTTATTGCACTGGGCGCATCAACTATATTTTCTTTTAATCTTTGGTCTGAACTTGTAGCATAAACAGTTAAACTACCATTGTAATAAATGTAACCTCTTTGCGTACCTTCTGAAGTGTTAAATGTAATAAAGTATGTGCTTCCTGCACTAGCAGTAGATTTAGCTGCATAAGACCAATTACCCGCTGAAGTTTGATATGCTTGTATAGAAGCAGTTGTAATAGCAGAAGTTGTGCCTACTAATAATTGACCACTATTATCTAGTGTCATTGCTTGGGTAAATGATATTGTTCCCCCCGCAGTTCCTGTTCCAGTAGATGTATACCAACGATGTGCCCCAGAACCAGATGCTTGTTCATATATTAAAGCGTAATTACCTGTTTGGTAAAAAATATCATTGGTTCCATTGTTGTAACGATTTATAGAATAATCTACGTTATTACCGTTACTTGTAACTGCCATTGAAGCACTTTTATCTTGTAATACAGTAAAACCACTCCAAGAGCTAGGAGTAACTCCTAATCCTAAGTTGCCGCTACCATCAACCCGCATCTTTTCTGTGCCATTTGTATAAGTGGCAACATAAGTATTTGTTGTATTAAAAAGAATATTTTGACCGTTAACAGATGATGTATCGCCTATTGAAACTGCATTAGTATCAGCATACAAATATCCCTGTTTTCCCGATGTAGCGTTCCAAGAAATTACATCACCATTACTAGATTTTGTTACTTGCAATAAATAACTAGGACTAGCCGTACCAATACCAACTCTTTGACTTGTATCTATTGTTAACGCAGTAGTTCCACCATTTGTCTGTAATACTAAATTTGTAGACGCTGCGCTTCCAAAAGTATTAATGACGGGAGTAGTCAAAGTCTTATTTGTAAGCGTCTGAGTCGCAGCCAAACCCACAAACGTATCTGTTGAAGCTGGAATCGTCCAAGTATATGTAGATGCCGTGTTAGTTCCTTGGACATTTATTACGCCACCGTTAGATTGTTGAAATACAAGTAATCCCATGATTAGTCCTTATGGTGCAATTATTAATTGAGAAGCAGTTAACGCCCCGGTTGATGGATTAAATTTCAGCTTTGTAGAGCTTGTGTACTCAGGCAAGTTTCCGCTTGTTGATGTCTTCCAAACTGGGTACATCGTAGCGTTTGTTGTTGTATCGTCAGTCGTGCCTGTGTTTGTCGCATTGGTCGCTGTTGTAGCAGTCGTTGCCGTTCCAGCGTTTCCATCAATGCTTGTGCCCGTTAAACTGATTGAAGCACTTGCCCGGTTTAGCGCAACCGCAGTTGTACCGATGTAAACCGTTGAGTTTCCTAAAACTGAGCTTGGAATCGTACCGCTTAAGTTTCCAGCAGTCAGACTTGTCAAACTCGCCCCAGATCCGCTAAACCCTGTTGAAGTTAAAACGCCCGTGCTAGGGTTGTACTGTAATTTAGTGGAACTTGTGTATTCTGTGGATAAGTTTCCGCTAGTCTGGTTAGCAAATAATGGGTATCTTGTGCCGTTAGTGGTCGTGTCATCCGTGACCGATGCGTAACTAACTGGAGTTGCCCATGTTGGGGCGCTTGAACCGTTAGACTGTAAAAACTGCCCGGTTGTCCCAGCTGCGCTGATTGCCATAGCCGAAGCGGTTGAATAAACAACTCCCCCAGCAATCGCAGTCAGGTTAGCGTTTGTGCCCCCATAACCCAATCCAATGACGTTACCGCTCCAAGAAACCGACCCTGAAATACTGCTTGCTGAATTAAAGTTTAAGGTCGCAGTACCCCAAGATGCCGTGCTTGGAACATAAGAATGTACGTCCCAAGTGCCGTTTGTCGTGCCATTAGTTAATAAGATTAGATGCGCTGCGCCCCCAGCTTGCAATGCTAATAACGATGTACTGCCATCATGGGCGTTAATCTGAACCGATGAATACGTTATGTTATTGTTAAAGTAAAACGTATCGCCAACCGTTAGGGTTGTCGCATCAGGCATATTAAACGTCTGGGATGTAACTGTCCCGTTAACGATTTGATACTGAGAAGACGAAATTGTTAAGTTGATCGGGGTAGAAGATGCGGTTGTGGTGGTTGTATTTGGAATAAAGTTATTAGCAAATACGTTTTGATTTGAATCCCGTAAAACGACAGAATTAGCCCCACTTGATGCCGTAACCCCAGTTCCACCGCTAGAAACCCCTAAAGTTCCTGCTAAAGTCACCGCCCCGTTTGTTGCCGTGCTTGGTGTCAACCCAGACAAAGACGTTTGGAATGTGGATACAAAATTACCCGATAACGCTGAAGTTGGGATGGTTGTTGAAGCAGTCATTGCCCCTGTACCGTTCCCGTAAACGTAACCAGTTAAAGTTGTTGCCCCAGTTCCACCATTGGACGGATTTAACGTGCCTGCAAGCGTTATAGTCCCGGTTGTAGCCGTGTTCGGGGTAAAGCCTGTTGTTCCCCCACTAAAACTTAAAACGCCCGTGTTAGCGATTGTGACCGCCGTAGAACCGTTGTAACTTGACCCAGATAACCCTGTTCCAATTGTCAAAGCATTGGGATTTACTGCGGTAATCGTTGCAGAACCACCCAAACTGATATTGCTACCATTGATCGTAATTGAACTGTTTGTCAGCCCAGAATTAGGGATTGTGGCGTTGATTTGACTTGGGGCAATGCTAATCGAGGTATTGGTTACCGATGTAACCTGACCCGAAGCGTTGGTAACGAACACAGGAACACTTGAAGCAGACCCGTAAGTTCCCGCCGTTCCAACAGGAGTAATACTAAAAGTGTATGAGGAAAGCGTTAAACCTGTGCCTGCAAAATAAGATGCTGCGCTTGCCAGTTGTGACCATGTGACTGGGGTCGTTCCTAGCGTTCCACCTGTGGAAATGGTACAAACCCAGCCCGAATTAGCCTGTGTTGATCCGTTTTGTATAAATGTAAACGCTGAAATTAAGCTATTCCATGTGTTTGCATCGCTTGATCTAGCCCAAGTTCCTGAAGCAGCAACATAAATACCGTTTTCTGCTTGATTTGTCTGGTTTTTTACTAATACCCGGT